GACCAACAAATTGAATTACATAAGCAGAGCTATCGGTTAATACTAAAGTATAATCTTTACCAGATACTGCTCCAACAATTCTATTTCCTTTGTCTAATCTAAACGTACCTGCCGTATTAACAGCTGTTGGTGTGTAATCATTTAAGTTTTCTTGATTAGAAAATCTTATAAACATTGGATCTTGAGTCGTAGGATCTCCAATAGTTGTTTCCGTTCCAAAATGAAATAAGTGTCTGTCTCTATCAGATACTTGAGTTAATCTTGTTGCAGTTGGATTACTGGTTGTTACAAAACCAGATGTAGATTTAGATGCTCTAATTGTTCTAGCATTTGATGCTCCTGCATTCCAAGTAAAAGTTTCTCCATCTCTAATTGTTGCAACAAGAACTTGACCAAAATTATCAAGACTCCAGTTTCCTGGATCTAAAACAACATCACTTGTAGATCTTTCTGTTCCCCATGTTGAATCGCTCCATGAAGATGTTCCCCAACCATAACCTACTGTTTGGAAAACAGGACCAACACTAACATAAGGATTAACAGTTGCAGCTCCTGCTGCAGTCATACCAGATCCTCCTTCAGCTCTTACAGCTTGAACGGTAAACTTATCTATAGTTGGAACCGTTAAGATTTCATATGCTTTTTGTAATTCTGATGGTGTAAAGTCTGATGCACCTGTGACAGTTACACCAGATAAAGTTACATATCTTCCAACTTCTAAACCATGTGATCCTTTGTCTACAGTTAAAACATTTGAACCATTAACAGTTGTTAATGTACATCCTGTAATAGCTGTATCTAATGGTGTGATATCAAAAAACTGTTCTCCATAATATAAAAATAAACCTTGAGAAGTTCCAATAGCTGCATATCTCTCTCCAGCTAAAGATGTCCAGGTGTGTTGAGCACGTGCTGCTCCAGGTAAAGTTTCACCCGCAACAGATAATTGATTCCAGCCTCCTATTTTTTCAGGTAGTCCATATCTAAATCTAACAAAATCACCATCTACCCATTGAGATTCAGCTCCTGAATCTGTGACCATTTTGTTGAAACCAGGCTTGAAATTTAATTTTTGTAGCATATAGTAGCTTATATATCAGTTTTATAAATAATGAAAGTAACATAATTATGGACCATTTGGAAGCAATTGTAGAACTAAAAAATATAGTTAATCCTAATTTTTGCAAAAATGTAATGGCTCTCATAGATAAAAAAGCAGTTAAAAATCTTCTTGTAGGAAAAGGAAGAGAAGATAAAAATATAAGAAATGTTAGAGGATATTCTTTAAAATTTAAATACCCAACTGATTTATTTTATTGGAATTATATTAAAAGAGAAATAGAAAGATTATATCTTCATTATCAAATTAAATTTCCAAAAATGAAAGCTGGTAAAATAAGCCAAATTGATTTGTTGAAATATAAATCTGGAGGTAAATATGACATACACACAGATCATTATACTACTACACCAAGAGCACTAAGTATTATTATTAATCTAAATGATAATTATAGCGGAGGTGATTTAGTTTTTACCGATCAAAAAGAAATGGAAATAAAAAGAATTAAATTACAAAAAAATTCTATTGTTTTCTTTCCAAGTAATTTTTTATATCCTCATACAATTGAACCAATATTGAAAGGGACAAGGTATAGCATAGTAATATGGCTGCAGTAGATTATAAATTAATAAAAGGCTTTTTTACAAAAGAAGAATTGCCAATAATACAAAAATATTGTTACAACAAATTAGACTCTGATAAAGATTACAAAATCGATGAACAAGTTTTTTCTCCATCGTGGTTATACGACCCATTAATGACTTCTTTGCTGGACAATAAATTACCTTTAATTGAAAAAGAATCTAATTTAAAATTATTTCCTACTTATGCTTATTGGAGATATTATGTGTTTGGAGGTACTTTAGCAACTCATAGAGACAGACCCTCTTGTGAAATATCCGTCACTGCTTGTATAAAAAAATATGACAACTGGCCTATAGAGGTTGAAGGCACATCTTTTGAATTAGAAGAAGGAGATGGTTTATTATACGCAGGTTGTGATCAATGGCATGGTAGACCAGGTGTATATAAAGGAGATGGATTAGCACAAGCTTTTTTTCATTACGTAGATAAAGATGGTCCTAATACAGATCATGCATATGATGGTCCAAACAAAATAAAATAATGATAAAAAATAACCTTGTAATTATAGAAAATTTTTTCGATAAAAAAGAATTTGATTTTTTATGTAATCATTTAGTTACGTTACCTTTATCTCCTGTAGGAAATGATAAAGGGAATAAATATGGTCATGGTTATAAATTTAATGAAGAAAAAGTAAACGAATGGTTGTTTAAAAAAATAAAAAATGTATTTTTTCCCGATAATAATTTAAAAGCAGTGGATTGTTCATTTAGACTAAGACATAATAAAGAAGAAACTTTAGTACATATAGACGACTTTGCAGATTATAATTTTATGTGTTTTTTAAAAGGAAAAGAATTAATGTATAATGGGACTGGGTTTTATAATAGTAATAATCAATTAGATAGATATGTTGGATTTAAAGAAAATAGAGCTATGTTCTTTAATGGCAAAGAAATGTATCACTCTGATTTGCAAGCTTTAGGTGAAAGCTCACCAAGATACACGTTAAATATATTTTATAATCATGAATAAAAAAGCAAACATAAATAATTTTATAGGTATATATGATAATTACATTACTGAAGATGAATGTGATAAAGCAATTAAAATATACGAAGAACAAAATAAATTTAAAAAAACAATAAGTAGAATGGAAGGAGAAAAAGCATCTATTCTTCAGAAAAAAGATAAACAATTTTTTGCCTATGGAAATAATTTAGATATTTGGTGGGAAGAATTAAAACCGATGATTGTAAATTTTGATATAGCTTTTAAACATTATATTGAAAATACAGGAGCTGGTGAAGCTTATGGAGTTCCTTTTCATTTTACGTGTTTAAAGATTCAAAAAACTTTACCCACTGAAGGATATCACATTTGGCATATTGAACATGGAAAAGGTTTTGATAATGAGCCTAGAGCATTTGTTTATACAATTTATTTAAATGATGTAAAAAATGGAGGAGAAAAATAATTTCTACATTTTTCAAAAAGAGTAAAACCTAAAAAAGGAAGAATAGTTATTTGGCCAGCTGCTTTTCCATACGTTCACAGAGGTAATCCACCTTTATCGGGAAAGAAATATCTTTTAACGTCTTGGATGATGTTAAGATGATAAAAATCATTAATGATTTTTTTGATGATGAACTATTTATTAATGTAAAAAATCATATTACAACTAAATTATACTACACTCCTAGATTTTATGATGGAAAAAAAGAAAATTATTATGGTAGTAGATTTGTTTTATCTGAAGATAAAAAATTATTGGATACTTTTGTTACACAAGCAGAGAAAAAATTTAAAATAAAAATTAAAAAATTACATTCCGACAGTGGTATAGATATAAGAAATTTAGATAAATTTAAACCTCATGTAGACGATGCTGCCAAGATAAATATAATGGTAATGTTGTCAGGACCAACAGCAGTTACAAATGGTACAGTCTTTTATACTGATGGTGAATTAGACATTCATGTAGGATTTAAAGAAAATAGAAGTATTTTATTTCCTTCAAATTGGTATCACTCAAATCACGCAAGTAATATTCCAAATTTAAAAAGATATACAGCTAGTTTATTTGTAGAAAATTATGAAGAATAAGATGTAGGTCTTTCGCCTAGTCTAGCAATTTTTTCAGCTTCAGTTTCTACAGAATTACCTTCTTCATCTGTAATATTATCATTATCCCAATTATATTGTAATTGAGTTAAATGAGCTGAGTCCCATCTAGAAGAAAATTGACTAATATCCCCTAAATTTGCATCTGCATAAGATGTATGTGAAGTTTCATCTCTGTATTCTACTTCATCTGAAGTATTCGAAGTTCCATATTGAATTGCCCAAATATTAGAAAATTTAGAATCACTCCAAAAAGAATCATCATTAATAGTATAACCAATTCCCTCAGCAGCTCCTTCAGCGTGATTTTTAACCACTAGTTTGTCTTCAAATATTATTGTCCAATTTCCTTTGCTTGCCATATTTTCTCCTACGTCTTAATAATATAAATAATTGTTAAATAAGGTTGTAAAACTGAATTTGCTGATCCAGTAAAACTACTAGAACTTGATGCATTACCACTACCTGAAAAGGTAGCAGACATGTTGTGAGAGTGAGCACTACCAGAACCTGCACTACCTGTATCAGCTGGACTACCGCCCGCAACTAGGAATGGGTGACCTGGACCTGGAGTTGGGTGATGACCACTATTTCCTCTACCACCAGGGTGAGAGTGAGAAGCAAGTTGTGCTGTTGATAGGGTTGCGTTAGCTGTTGAACCTCCAACGTTACCTGTAACGTTAATGTTGGTGTTAGTTCCAACGTTACCAGAGTTAGTAACAGTATTTGCTCCACCAGTTGATGCTAAAGCTTTGTTGTTAGATTTTCCAACAGGTACGTTGTCTTGTAAATCAGGAACAGCAAAAGTAGATGAACCATCTCCAGCTCCATAAGTTGTTCCTACGATTGCAAATAAAGCTGCGTAAGTTGATCTTGAAACTAATTGACCATTACATTCTAAGAAACCTGATGGTACTGACGCAGAAGACCACGGCACAATAGTTGCTGTAGGAATTCCCTCGATACCTGTAAGGTTTGCTCCATCAAAATCATATTTAGTTGCTTCGTAATTTGACATATTATTTCTCCGTGTAAGTCCATCCTGTTGTAGCGTCTCCAGAATATACTAATCCAAAAGCTGCACCTTGTGTATTAACTACAAGATCAGAAGCTGCATTAGCTATATTAGAAGAGTTTCTACCAACAGTCAATGCGTTAGTATTGAAATCATAACCTTGGTCTACAAAATTTATTTGATCACCAGCAGATGGTGACGCGGGTAGTGTTACTGTAACTGCTCCACCATTTGTATTTACTAAAAGTTGAGCACCCGCTTGAACTGTTTCTGCTGCAGTAATTGCTCTCCATTTTCTAAGTTCACCTGCTTTTACAACATTAGTTCCATCAGAATATAAAGTGTAAGTGTGACCTTCACATAAAAGAACACCTGTTCCAGATGTAGTTTTAAAAGTTAAAGTGTAACCTGCATGATTACATCCATCTTCAACTATATAAGTTTTTTCAACTGAATCAGGAATAGTAACATTTACGTTTGCTTCAAGAGTTCCTGTTAATTTAATAACTTCATTCTTACCATTTGATAAAGCACCATTTGTAAAAGTTAAAGCTCTAGATGCGTTAGTTACGTTAAATGCGTCATAACCACCAATTGCTTGTTCAAGAATTAGTAAGTTAGTATTTGTAATCTGTCCCCAAGTTCCTGAGTTTTCCCCAGTTGCTTGAACTGTTAATTTTAAACTAGCTGATGTTGAATTTGCCATAATTTAAATTCCTTATTTGCGTTTACTTTACTAAAAAATTGAGTTTGTGTCAAACTCATTATGCAGCTACTTCTTGCCATCCTGGAGGATCTATAGGTGCTGTACCTGTGTTTACTTCGTTCCAGATCAAAGCACTACCAGAACCTTGTGCCATAGTCAAGGCATTTCCTGTAACTTGTACATCTACGTGAATAATAGGTGTAACAGAAGCTACTCTAGCAAGAGCAGGCAATCCTGTAACATCTACTTCTTGTGCTGGAACTGCTACAACACTTCCTAAACCTGCAGACATTGCAATACCTGTTACGTCTTGTGGAACATCTCCTTGCATTCCTAATTGGCCTAAAGAACCAATCATGAAATTACCTGTTACTTCAGCATCTGGAGCTGGATCTACATTTGCTATTGTTACTTGAGCTACGTTTAAGGTATTAGCAGTTACATTTGCGTTACCTGTAGCTGTTAAAGTTCCTGCAGCTGCAGTCATTGAAATACCAGTTAGAATTGCAGTTGCGTATTGACCTTCAACACCCCATGCGTTTACATTCCATTGTTGTCTACCCCAACCTGTTTGATTATATGCATCAACGGTTCCAAGACTCATTGTTGCATGATTGGTAGTAGCTAATGCATCAGGACTAGCGTCTGCTGTTCCTAAAGTTGTAGTAGCCGGTAAACCAGTTGGAAAAGTTACAACAGCAATATCAACTGATACACTTCCAAGTGCACCTGTTATTGTTTGATTATTATTTGTAGAGTTGGTTGCAGTAACATCAATTTGAGTAGCAATAGTTCCTATATTAAAAGATGCAGAAACCCCTGTTGGAAGTGCAGTACCAAATTCACCCCAGGCATTTAAGCCCCATTCAATACGTCCCCAACCTGTATTTATATCTCCGTCAATTTCAGTAGTTGTACCAAGGACACCAGATAGACTTACCCCCGTTAATGTAAACGTAGGATCAGCTAAATCGTTCCATTGGTTTTGGCCCCAAAAGCCTGCATTCCAAGTTCCTGATGCCATAGGATTTTAACTCCTATGTACTAACCAGAGATTCTTAAAATCGCTGCTGTTGATGTAGCTGCTGGAAAC